GCAATTAAAAATGCCGAGCAATCAGTTATTGAAAAGTATTCGCACCAAATCAAAGAAGCAGTAGAACAGATGCTTGAAGCAGATGTGGACCCAATGACCCAGGTTGACGAAGTCATCGCCGAAGCCGAGGAAGAACTCAATGAAGAAGAGGCACCCACGGCATTAGCAGGTGGGGAACAAGGTACCACAATTGAGGCACCCCCTTCTTGGGATTCTCGCTATGATGATATGATGACTCGCTTCTCTGCTCTGATTGACAACCTCCCTCAGGATGACGCTGGGATGATCAATCTTGATCTTGGCGATTTTGAAATGACACCAGAGGAACAAGATGCTCTTGGTGATGATCCAACAGAAGATATGCCAGAAGAGCCAGAAATGGACCTAGGAGCACCGGAAGGTGAAACCGAGGGTGGAGACACCGATGCTGGACTTGGAGACCTTGACGACCTATTGTCAGAGCCCCTACAAGAAAGCCAAGAAATTGACATGGATAATTTGGCCGAGACCATTGCTTCAATGCTAGAAGAAGAGATGAATATTGACATGCAACCTCAACCAACTGGTTGGGTACAAGGTAAGTCAAGTCCAAATACTGTTATGCAATATGAAAACGAAGCTATTCTTGAAGATCGTCTAGAAGAAGAAGAGCTTTCCACAAACCCCGACAAGGAAGATGAAGATGAAGATCCAGTCGGAGTTGTTAACGAATTACACGAGACAATTACAATGCTCACCAAGCAGAACCAGCAAATGGAATCTGTTCTCACCAAATTGGAGAGACACTTGGAAGAATCATTGTTGTCCAACGCAAAATTACTATACCAGAACCGCACTCTGGGCGATCACTCCCTGAATGAGCGACAAAAGTCAAAAATTGTCGAAGCCATCGCAAATGCGGAGTCTATGAAAGAAGCAAAGCAGCTTTTCGAGACACTCAAAGCCACAGTGGGATCAAACTCTACAAAGAGCGGTCCACAATCACTGAGCGAGTCAGTCAACAAGAGAAGTAATTTAAGCACAATGCTGAATTCAAGACAAAACATTAACGAAAGCAAGACTGCTGATCCATTTTTGGAAAAAATGCAGAAACTTGCAGGCATAAAAAAATAATTTAAGGAGATTTAAAAATGTCTATTGTAGAAAAATTGACAGAAGGCATCGTCAATCGCGATATGCGATCTGAAGGCGAAGCACTTCTAAACAAGTGGAACCAAACTGGTCTACTTGAAGGCCTTGAGGGCCAAAAAGCACAGAATATGGCTGTTCTTCTCGAGAACCAAGCTAAGTCATTGTTGAAGGAATCTTCATCTATGGCTGGTGGTGACGTTGAAGGTTTCGCTGCTGTTGCTTTCCCAATCGTTCGTCGTGTATTCGCCGGACTTATTGCAAACGATCTTGTAAGTGTTCAACCGATGTCATTGCCATCTGGTCTGATCTTCTTCCTTGATTTCCAATTCACCGAGAGTCGCTATACTGGCGACACTGATACTGCTTCACCATTTGGCGCTGCAGAATCAATCTACGGTGGAAACGTGGTTGGTTCCGGTCTTACTGCTGGTGTTGATCTTGCTCCTGCTGGACGACAAGGTGCTGGTGGATACCGTGATCTCTCTACTGGTTACGCTTCTCCAACTGGATCTGTTACTTTGACTGATAACGCTGGTACAGCTATTAGTGGTATGTCAGACAATGCTTGTGCTGATAAGGACGCTACTTCTCTTGGTTCTCCTCTCGGAGTAACCCCAGTTGCTATTTCTGCTTTGAGTGACGCTCAGAAGAAAACTATCGACTTTGACCCAGATCTTTTATCTGCCACTAGCACAGATGAACTAATGGTTGCCATTGTTAAGCTTTCTACCGCTAATATGCTCACAGCAGATGCAAGAAGCATCACAGCTTGGAACTTGACTGAAACCGATGGTTCTGAACTTGGCGCTGGTACTGGTGATCTTCGCGTTGTTCGTCGTTTGACTCACTTGGGCTACAAGGATGCTGACAACAATATCGTTACAAGTTCTGAAGATCAATATGTAACCTTTTATCTTCATGGAGCATCTGCTTCAACCAACGATTTGGCCAGTCTTTGTAAAGTTCATTTCCCATTGGTTGATACACTTCAAGCATCCAATGCTCTTGGTTCAGTTGTTGGTGCATCCGAATGGGGACTTGAAAATCAAGAAGCAATCCCAGAGATCGACATCAAGGTAGACAGTATCGCTATCACAGCACAAACCAAGAAGTTGAAAGCAAAGTGGACTCCAGAATTGGGTCAAGACTTGAACGCTTACCACAATTTGGATGCTGAGGTTGAGTTGACTTCTATCCTTTCAGAGCAAATCGCTTTGGAAATTGATCGTGAGATCCTTGCTGACCTTGTAAATGGCGCAACTGCTGCTACTTACTACTGGTCTCGTTCTCCTGGTCTATTTGTTGATCGTCTTTCTGGTGCTGAACTTGGTGCTACTGCTGCATCTCCTGACTTCACTGGAACTGTTAGCGAATGGTATGAGACTCTTTGTGAAACCATCAATGATGTTTCTGCTCAGATTCACAGAAAAACCCTTCGTGGTGGTGCTACTCACATCGTTTGCTCTCCTGAAGTTGCAAACATTCTTGAGTTCACCTCTGGATTCCGTGCTAACGTAACTGCTGATGCAGATCGTGGAGATATCGGTGCTGTTAAAGCTGGTTCTTTGAACCGTAAGTTTGACGTTATCGTTGATCCTTACTTCCCACGTAACGTGATCTTGGTTGGTCGTATCGGATCTTCTTTCCTTGAAAGTGGATATGTGTACGCGCCATACGTGCCACTACAAACAACTCCGACTATCTTCGGACCAGAGGACTTCGTTCCTCGTAAAGGTGTAATGACTCGTTACGCTAAGAAAATGGTTCGTCCGGATATGTACGGTCTTGTCGTAGTTCGTGGATTGTTGGGTGAGTCTGGTGCTTCCTAAGCATTAGAATAATCATTCTAACAAAAATGAGACCCTCGTTCTTCGGAACGGGGGTTTTCTATTTCTATGGACTATTTAATAAGAAACAAGGGCAGATTTGCCCATGATCATTATTTAATTTAAGGAGAAATAAATTATGGCTAAATCTGGAAGATATTCTGCTGATAGAAAAAAAGTTGAAGCACTTGCTGCTGACAAAACTGTTGAAGTTTCCGACTGTGGAACCTGCTTTCCTGCTGCTGGAGGAATAACAATCACTCTCCCATCGGCAGCTAATGCTGGACCAGGATGGTGGATTAGAATTGCTAAAAGCAATGGTGGTGGAGCGATTTCTATCAATGATGGTGGTGAAACTCTAAATGGTGTTGGTCTTGATGGAGATGAAAATGTTAATCTTGCCGATGCTTTCGCAATTCATTCAAGTGCTCAGAAAGGGGCTTGGGTTGAAATCTGGTGTGATGGCACTCAATACTACGCAATGGGTATGGCGGTACACAATAATGGATTTACTGCATAATCTGAGGTGATTAATGGGAAAACGCAATAAACGCGCCCGAACATTGCTAAAACGCATGAGCATCTTGGGGGAGGTTCCCTCCCTTGAGACTGCTCGTCGTTATGGTATTGAAAAAGAGGTGCAAGTAGAACTGGGTCGTCACCAGGCAATAATTGACGAACAAGAAAGAGTAAAGGCAGAAGCCGAAGCAAAAAGGCTTGCCGAGGAGAAAAGACTTGCTGAAGAGAAAGCTCGCAAGGAAGCTGAGGCGAAAGCCAAAGCAGACAAAAAGCGAAAAGCAGAAGAGGCCAAAAAGAAAAAAGCCGCTGCTGCAAAGAAAAAGACAACTAAAGCAAAGAAGGACTCCGAAGATTAAATTTCCTTAATCTTTCAAATCGCCCCGAACCACTTGGTCGGGGTTTTCTTTTTACTCAGACTAATTAATGAGACGGAGGATTGTCTATGAGTTTCCCTGACTTAACACCCACATCAACTCAATCTGCGATTACATTACCAGCAACTGGAACAGCAGGAGATGTTGAAGCATCTTTGGCCATAAGTTTTTATGGCGCGGACAGTGCTTTTCAAGCAGGAGCAGCTGCACAAGTTGCCTATACATTCAAGAGATTGGGTGGGGATGTTCTTGATATTGAAATTACCGCAGAGAACGTCTACAATCACTACGAAGAGGCTTGTTTAGAGTACTCCTACATACTTAACCTCCACCAAGCAAGAAACGCCTTAGGAAGCGCTCTTGGAGGTCCTACAGGGTCTTTTGATCACAAAGGAACAATCTCTGGTACAGATGATGTTGCACTCAAGTATCCAAAGTTTCAATTTGATTATGCATTCCGATCAGCAGATAAATTTTCTTCAGAGGCAACGGTTGGAGGGACTGATCCAATCTATTCTGCATCTTTCGATACAGTGACTGATAAACAAATGTATGATTTACAGAATATCGTTGAAACTGCCGCTGCTGCCGACGCTTCTCTTCCATATTCTGGATCACTTTTTAGTGTGGCTGGAGATAAGGGAAAGAGAATTAAAATTCGTCAAGTTTATTATGTAACACCAAGGCAAATGTGGAGATTCTACGGATATTACGGAGGACTCAATGTTGTTGGTGATTTCCATAACTATGGACAATATGCAGACGATTCGTCCTTTAATGTCATTCCTCCTTGGCAAAACAAGGCACAAGCGATTGCCTACGAAGACCATCTTTATACACGAACCTCTCATTATTCTTATGAGATTATAGATAATCAATTAAAATTATTCCCAATCCCAGAAGGCAACGCCTCTCCAGAAAAATTCTGGTTTAGATTTACAGTAGAAAACAACGATGCATATGCAACAGGATCGTATGACTCTGGTGTTAATGGCATCAACAACATGAATACCATGCCAATGGAAAACATTGCTTTTGACAAAATCAACTCCATCGGTCAACAATGGGTTCGTCGTTTTTCTCTCGCACTTTCAAAAGAGACTCTTGGTCAAATCCGAGGAAAGTTTGGAGGCCAAGTGCCGATTCCTGGTGACAATGTGACTCTTAATGCTTCAGATTTGTTATCTCAAGCCCAAGCAGAGCAAACAGCACTACGAGAAGAACTCAATAAGCAACTAGATGAGATGCTATACTCCAGAATTGCTGAGGTTGATAAAGGCATGGTTGATAATATGGATTCTATCGTTGGAAAAACTCCATTAAAGATCTTTGTGGGGTAAATAAATGTCAAAATGGGAAAGACCAACGCAGCCGCCCTCCCCATTATTTCTTGGAGAGAAAGAAAAGAACCTTGTTAAGCAGGTTAATGACGAAATTATCGAAAGAGTCGTCGGTCAACAGGTCTTATACTTCCCCGTGGACATGGAAACAACCAATTTCCACCCATTATACGGAGAAGCAATAGAAAAAAACTTCTTGCACCCCGTTAGAGTGTATGCCCTTGTAGAATATTTGGGAGTTGAGACAACTTTCATGGAAGGTGTGGGAATTGACAAGAAAACAGGTCTAAAAGTCAACTTTCACAAGCGGAGATTGACCGAGGACCAGAATTTATTCGTCCGAGAGGGTGACTTCGTCCGTTATGGGAGTATTTACTACGAGATAGTAAAGATAAATGAGCCAAAACAATTATTCGGACAGATTGACTCACGATTTGAAGTGACAGCCGAATGTATTAGAGCAAGAGACGGGTTATTTAATGCCAACTAGAGAAGTAACACTAAAACCATCAACAATTGAGACCATTGATATGGCTATTTATAAGCTTATTGATGATGGGTTTGATCTTCACACATCTACAAATACAGGCTTCAAAAAAGTGCCTGTATTGTGGGTCTCCCCTGAGCGAGCGTTTAACTCAAAAGATAAAGACATTAGAGACTCTGTTGGAAAATTAAAACTACCACTGATCACACTGGAAAGAACTGCAATGTCTAAGGATCCGACATTTAAAGGCGATTTTCAAGCAAACATATTCCCAGAGACATCAGGTCCGCGTGGATATAAAAAACACCAAAGAATGATATCTAGAAAAATTTCACAAAAAGCGACAAGAAAGTTCGCCTCAACAACATCAAGAGAGTTTAACGACCAACAGAATTACCCAGTCAAAAACAACAAGGTGGTATATGAAGAGACCTTTGCTCCGATTCCCACATGGATTAAGGTTGAGTACTCAATTAAGTTGAGAACAGAATACCAACAACAAATGAACAGCTTGATAACACCATTTGCGACAAGAACTGGGAATATTAATGCCATGTTTGCGGAGTACAACGGACACAGATATGAAGTCTTCATTGAGGGGGACTATACGCAAAACAATAACACAGCAAACCTTGGAGAAGATGAGAGGTCATTTGATACCACAGTAAAACTAAAGGTGTTAGGTTTTCTTTTAGGCGATGGAGACAATGAAGAAGCTCCGAAAATTGTGACAAAAGAAACAATCGTTGAAGTAAAGCTCATAAGAGAAAGAACAATCATTGGAGACACCAAGCCATGGGAGTCTGATGATGACGATTTTAGAGAGTTTTAAAAATGACTTTCGCATTTGCTTCAACTATTTAATAGGAAATAATATTTTATAATTTTTAAGGAGAACAGTCAATGGCTAAAAAATTTGATTTTCTTTCCCCCGGAATTAACATCCGCGAGATTGACCAAAGTTTCATCCCAACTGAAAGAGATGCCGAAGGACCCATCATCATCGGACGTACAAGAAAAGGGCCGGCTAATAAGCCAGTAAAGATTCGTAACCTTGATGATTTCGTCTCTATATTTGGCCTACCTGTTGCAGGTGGAAACGGTGCAATGGGAGACGTGTGGCGAGAAGGAAACACAATTGGTCCTACTTACGCCTCATATGCAGCTCAATCTTGGCTAGCATCAGAACAATCTGCTGTTACAGTGGTTCGGATTGCTGGTGAGCAACACTCAGCAGTTGAAACTGGTGGAGAAGCCGGATGGCAAGTTGCACAAAATGGAGCTGGTATTGACTCTACAGGTCACAACTCAACCGCATATGGTCTCTTTATTGCCGATGCCGTTGATGCATCTCAGGCGACAGCGATTAAACTTGAAATTGGAGCAGGCGGAGCCGCAGGTACCAATTTTGACCCTCTTTATCTAGAGTCAAGTGGTAACGTTCTTTCCTTTCACCATAAATCAACTGCCTTTGCTGGGGTTAACCACTCTAATGCTACATTTACTTTGGCCGGAGGGCTTTTGTTTGAGCTAGCTTTTGACGTTGATAATGCAAAAGTAGTCGGCTCTACTACAAGAGCAGGAATGGGTGGAGCCAACAGCGATACTCCAAAAGTCACCATTGTCACCCACACCACTTCAGCTTTTGAAGATGTACTATCGTACATACATAGCGCTCTTGTTGAAGAATTAGCTCATGCTGAGGATGCCTTTAGTGGTAGTGTTTCTTTGGATTACACGAGAAATGGAGACTCTTCAACTTTACACGTATACAACCTTTCTAGTGCGAATAATCTTGCAATTGCTGATGAACCTGGAGCAGGCACCTTCTGTCCGTTTCAAGCAGACGCACAAAACCAAGCTGGTGCAACAACCAATGATATCAAGCTCCAAACCGCAGGTACAGGTCTAGCTATAACAGCACAGGCAACCCAAGGTTCTACGGGAGATGGCGCTCTAGCAGCAGTTATTTATAGCATCACTGGAGCTTTGGCTCTTGTGGGAGAACGCCTTGGAACCTCTGGAACCACCACAACAGAAGCCGGTGCTTTGATAAAATCTGATTCTGGTAGACTTGGCTTTACATTGAAAGTGTTTGATGAGTCTGGTACTGAAAAAGAAACTCTTGGTTTCAATTTTGACAGAAACAGCAACAACTACATTAGAAGCAAGCTCAATACCAATCCTCAATTGGCTAACACTGAGGCTACCATTGTGGCCGCTGAAGATCATAAGACTTATTGGCTTGGAGAAACCTTTGCTGATCACTTACACAATTTTGCTGATGCCGGAGCCACAACAGGAAATGCTGTTGGTATCCTCCTTCCATTGGGAACAGGTACAACTGTCTCTGCGAACTGGGGCTACCAACGACATGGTGCCCGAGAAGCAAAATCTGGATGGGTATTTTCTGATCGTTCAACAAATCAACAAAAACTTTTCCGATTTAAATCTATGCATGTCGGAGAGGAGATTCAAAAGAACTATCTAATCGCAATTGAAGAGCTTGCCGCACCTGCAAATCCAAATGTCAGTGGATACGGAACATTCACAGTTTGCATTAAAGATGTTGCCGGCAATACTGTTGAGAGATATACTGGTTGTAGTTTAAACCCTGCTTCTCCAAATTATGTTGCTGCTCGCATTGGTGATCAATACCAAGAATGGAGCGACACCGATAAGCGCTATAGAACCTATGGTGATTTTCTGAACCAATCAAATATTTTCTATATTGAAATGTCAGAAAACGTTGCTAACGGCGGAGGTCAAGGGCTGATTCCAGCCGGTTTCTACGGACCGGTGAGGCCAACAGGATTCAGAATTCTTGCTGGAGACGATAGCTTTAAGAATCTTGATGGCGGAGATCATGCAAATCCATCTGTTCAATCCGCACGTTCGGGTCTGTTGTTTAAAGGACAAACGGCAAACACAGATGTTGCCGACCTAAGCACCGCTGAAAGAATTGGGTTTGCATTCCCTAAATTGAGAATGCGTGACAATGGTTCTGATGGCGGTGCTGCTGACCAAGCAAGAACTTACTGGGGTGTTCGCCCTAAGATTTCAGCTGCATCAACTCAACATGACCCTGACTTCGTTGACTACACAAGAGGCTTGGGTATGAGTTTGGGTGAAAATGGAACTCACGTACCAGCGGCTGGATTTGAATATTCATTCATCTTCTCTCTTGATGACGTATCTGGTTCCGCCGGTGGCTCAGTTTGGACTTGGACATCTGGTAACTTTGGAGACACTGTTGGCGCTCACACAGGTGACTCCGGAGCATCATTTACATCTAAGGCTGGTAACACATTTGAAGATCTTCTTGATGAAAATGTTAGACAATTCATCATGCCTGTATGGGGTGGATCTGAAGGTTTTGATATTACAGAAGCCGAGCCTTTGCGAAATGAGTTGATTACCGACACCGCTTTGTCTGAGAAGACAAACTATGTTGATTATTCAATCTCTAAAGCTTTGGACTCTGTAGCTGATCCAGAAGTTGTTCCTGCTAACCTTTTGGTTATGCCGGGTATCTGGAGATCTTCTGCTACAAACAAGATGATCAATATCGCGGAGAACAGAAAAGACATTCTCTCAATCATTGATATCCAAGGCGACTATCGTCCAAGAGTTGAATTGAACTCAGATGCCAGCGCAAGACAAGGTTCTGTTACAACTGCTCTAACTTCACTTAAAACAAGAAACTTGAACTCTTCTTTTGCTTGTACGTTCTATCCCGCAGTTCAAGTATCAGATAATTTGAACGGTGGACAGCTAGTATGGCTTCCTGCTTCAATTGCTGGTCTTGGTGCGATTGCTCGTTCTCAAGCAACTTCTGAGCTGTGGTTTGCACCTGCTGGATTTAACCGTGGAGGACTTGGTTCTCTTGGTGGTCCTCGTGGACCTCGCGTTCTTCAAGCAAGACAACGACTTGATTCAAAAGAGAGAGATTTGTTGTACGAAAGAAATATCAATCCAATCGCAACATTCCCTGCTGAAGGCGTTGTAATCTTTGGACAGAAAACTCTTCAAGCTGATGCTTCTGCTCTTGACCGAATTAACGTTCGTCGCTTGGTTCTTTACTTGAAGTCAGAAGTTTCTGCTGTTTCTCGTAACTTGTTGTTTGATCAAAATGTTGAGTCAACTTGGAATCGTTTCAAGGCACAGGTCAATCCTTTGCTCTCTGATACAAAAGCAAGATTCGGCTTGACTGATTACAAGCTCATTTTGGACGACACTACAACTACCGCTGACTTGATTGATCGCAACATCATGTATGCCAAGATCTTCATCAAGCCTGCTCGTGCTATTGAATACATCGTCGTTGACTTTGTTATCACTAGAACTGGTGCGGATTTCGTATAAGCCACTAATTATAGTAAAATAGGAGATTAATAACATGGCATTTTGGGGACAAGGAATGGATTCTGCAAGTAGGGATCCGAAAAGAAAATTTAGATTTAAAGTTGAAATTCAAACCCTTGGTGGTGGAGTTGTATGGTATGCAAAGACCGTTCAAAAGCCAACCTTGAATGTTTCTGCTGATACTACCCATAAGTACCTAGGGCACACCTTTAAGTTCCCTGGTAGTGTGACATGGGATGACATTGAAATCACTCTTGTAGATCCTGCTGAAGGCTCCTCTGGTGAAGATGCAGCAACAAAACTGCTTTCGATTGTTGAAGGTGCTGGCTATAGATTTCCTAATGACACAACTGTACTAGAGACTATTTCTAAAGGTAAGTCTGTAGGCTCTATTCAAAAAGTTATCATCTATCAACTTGATGGAAACGGAGGCAACATTGAAAGATGGGATCTTCACAATCCATTTGTTAACAAGGTTGCGTTTGGCGACTTGTCCTATGAAGATGATGCACTAAGTGAAGTTACTCTTGGCATTACTTTTGATTGGGCAACCTTCTCTGAAGGTAGTGGAACATCAGCATTCTTTGAAGGAAACTAAGGAGTCTTTAGATGACTTGGTGGGGTAGTTCATTAACTAGCGATAGTTTTCAACCAAAACAAAAAAGCCGCTTCATTGTCCAAATGGGCAATGGCGGCAATTTGGTCTCTGTTAAGAGTGTAAAAAAACCAATTGCGACTATTGAGTCCAAACAATACAGGTTGATCAATCATTATTATAACTATCCTGGTTTAGTTAAATGGGAGCCGATCACAATAACATTTGTTGACACCAAATATTGGGGCGATGGTGTTGGTGGTGCATATTCTAGTGATTCCAAAAGAGACTTTGAGCAATTTGCGACCGCTCGTGCGCATGCCAACCCCACGGAAAGAATGACATCCCATGCCTTGTGGGAAATGCTAATAGCTTCTGGTTATACTCCACCATCTTTTACTGGTAGTGACATTATATCTCCGAGAGCCAAAGGTATCTCAAGCCCAGAGAAGGCAGCAATGATGGATCTTGCCTTTGGAAAATCTCTTTTTATCCATCAACTACACCCAGACGGAACAGTAGATGTCACCCTTGGCGCTGATGGTAAGTCAAGTGTGTTAAAATCAGTTGAGACTTGGGAAATACACAACCCCACCATAACAAAAATATCTTGGGGAGATCTTGACTACGGAGATGATGGTCTAGTTGAGTACACCTTAGACATAGCATATGACTGGGCGGTACACTATCATGAGAATCCATCACAAAATCCTGGTATAACTAGTTAACTTTCCATTTGAGCGCACTATTTAGTGGTGCGAGGTGAAATTTGAAACGCAGAAACAATGAAGACCGTTTGATGGGCGGTCACAAACCTACACCATCCGAAGACATTCCACAAATGGCAAATCCAATGGATTTTGTAACTCCAAGCGAGATTGTAACCCTACCATCGCTAGGAAGATATCCAGAGGGCCATCCATTACATGGAGAAGACTCAATTGAAATTCGGTATATGACAGCCAAGGATGAAGATGTTCTAACAAACAGATCTCTTCTTAAGAAAGGTTTGGCGATTGATAGATTGATTCAAAACTTGATTAAAGATCCGGAAATTAATGCTAGATCTCTTTATATTGGCGACAGAAATTCAATTATGATTCACGCCAGAGCAAGCGCCTATGGTGCGGATTATAAGACTTCAGTTGCCTGCCCTGCATGCGGTGCCACATCAAAGTTTGGTTTTAATCTTGGGGATTATGAGGAGTATAATGGTGATAATTGGAGAGACATTGAAGATTTAGAAGATAAAGAAGATGGCACATTTGCAGTCACCCTTCCGCTGTCAAAAATCGTTGCTAGATTTAGACCACTTACTGGAGAAGATGAATTAAAATTGATAACAGCTGGTGAGAAAGAAGATATGACCAACAATCTAATCACAAAACAACTAAAACTCTTTGTTGTTGATTACAATGGATATGGCGACAGAAAAACAATTGATTATGTTTCAGAAAACATGACAGCAACAGATGCAAAATATCTTAGAGATTGTCAAAAGTTAATATCACCAGATATTAAAATGGAGCAAGAGTTCTGTTGTAAAGAGTGTGATCACAAGGAGGTTGTACAAGTTCCTTTTGGAACTGACTTTTTTTGGCCTGAGCGATGAGTATATGGAGCAAGTCTATGAGTGCTTTTTTACCTTAAAGCATTATGGTGGATGGTCCCTATATGAACTATATAATCTTCCTGTGGGCTTGCGTCAATGGTGGCTTGAGCGGACAATAAAAGAATATAAAAAAGAAGCTGAGGAAATGGAAAAAGCCTCAAGATAACAAAGGATGCTCGGTACATGCCGAGCATTTTGTTTATGGAACTATTTATTGGAGAAACGAGGGTTTATTCATGGCAGAACCAACAGATCCAAAAACACAAGTCGGCGCCCAGGCAGCGGCAGCTAAAAAAGCTGCTGCCGAAGAGCGGATACTGGCTGCTACGGAAGCACAAAGGGTAGAAGCCGAAAAACTTCTACAGACCTTAAAGGAGCAAAACGAAGCCTTAGCAGAACAAGATGCAATACAAGAGAGGATTGCAAGACAAACAAATGAAAGAGAAATAGCTTATGGGCAGGCCTTGAAGGACCGGACTCGGCTTCAAAAAGAACTTGAAGGTCTCAGAATGGAGTCGGAAGAGAACCGCGACAAGGCTGCCATTAAGGACACGGATCGCGAGCTGCAGCAAGCCAAAAAAACCATAAAGGAAATGGAGAGGCAAGAAACTGCAGCCCAAAAAGAATTAGACTTAATAAAACAAAAACGACAAGAAATTGAAAAACTTAATGCTGACACCAAGGCTCTCGCCAAGGACAATGAGCTAGCAAAAGACATGCAAGAGTTTGGAGATGCCTCCGAAGAAACTCAGAAAAAACTCAACTCCTTACAAGGAGTGATGGGTGAAACCTTCAAGGAACCAGGGACAGGTGGACCTTTGGGAGCATATGTTCGCTTTACAAAAGGTTTGAGTTCTGCTATGACCGATTCATTGGCTAGAATCAGGAAGATGGGTGGAGGAACAGTAAAGTTTGGAAATATAGTGAAATTCATGAACAACACCTTGGCACAAGGTGGTGGATTTCTCTTGGCGTTTGGGGCAGCACTTGCATCTGTAGGTATGAGAATTGATTCGCTATCAAAAGGCATACAAAAAGCCGGAGGCATAATAGAGAAAGGCATGACAGACAATCTCATTGCGGTCGCTGATGCTGGTATGAGAGCAGGGGTTGGGTTAAGCGAAGCCGCTGCTGCCATGAAAGCCCTTAGGGATGGCACATATTCAGCTTTTCAAATTGGAGGTCCTCACAACAACGAATTGGCACTGACAGTTGCTAGGTTGAACGAGATCGGAGTGGGCTCTGCAACATCTGCCAAAGCATTGGATCACTTTCAGAGAACAATGGGCATATCGGCTGAAAAAGCAAGCGATCTAGTTGTTGAATTATC